ATTATTAGATTAGATTAAAGATCCACCAATTCCATCCTCAATCTCATATCCAGCATGAGCACTCACGAGGTCCTGGGCACCACAGAGACCACCTGGAGTGAGACCAACCGAGTAAGGGCTGTCCTTTTTGCCCCCACCGGCAACACACTCAACATCAGGCTTGAGGTCAAAAAGAGATTCCTCACTGACAGGTGCAATAGTAATTGGCCTGGGCTGATACTTGGCGGTTTTCACGGACATCATCGACAGGACAAAGATGAGGGTCATCAATGTGGCGATAGCCATGAGAGCATTTCGATCACTACGATTGAAGTTAAGTTTGAACATTTATAATAGACTTAGATTTTTTTAAAGTGCGTTAAAGAGATTTTCTTAGTTTCTACATAGACAGTAGATGGACGAAGAAATCGTACTTGACAGAGGTCAAACAACTGTGATGAAATTAGACGCTGACGAACAGGCTCTTATGGATGAAATTCAAATTTCTGCACCTCGTTCAAACCCGGTTCCTCGACCCACAAGGCCAATGCAGAGACCTACCCAATCTTCTCAAGCTCAGGAGGCTATGGATGCTTTTGTAAATCCCAATAAACAGAGCGCTCCAGCTCAACCCCAACAGGATGAGGAAATTGATTATGGTGAGGATGAACCAATGATGTTTGAGGATGATGAACCAATGGGACCTGGTCCAGGTGGTGAAGGAGAACAACCTTCCAAGGGGTATACATCAATTGACGAGGAAAAGGCGGACCTTGTCAATAAACTTGGACGTTTAGAAAAGAAGGGTTTCGCGGTTAACAAGCGCCTGAATGCATACTCGGGTGTTGATGAACTAAGGTCGGAGGTGAAGAGGATTACATACAGTATTGATGTTGAACAGTCGGTTCGTTTCTCTCGTCGTATGTTGGTTGCCTGTGTGACCGGTCTTGAGTTTTTGAATAAGCGCTACAATCCATTCGAGGTTCAACTTGAGGGTTGGTCTGAGTCTGTGATGGAGAATGTTGATGACTATGATGGCGTATTTGAGGAACTTTATGTGAAATATCGCTCAAAGGTCAGTGTAGCACCAGAAGTCAAGTTGATTATGATGCTTGGTGGTTCTGCGATGATGTTCCACCTGACCAACAGTATGTTCAAGTCTGTGATGCCTAACATGAATGATGTCATGAAGCAGAACCCAGACTTGGTGAAGAACATGATGGCGGCGGTTCAGAATACAACACGTAATACTGGTGGTCCAGCGGTGGATGCACCAGTGGGTGGTACGGGGCAATACGAGATGCAGGGTCCTGGACTCGACATCTCTAGTCTCATGGGTGGGATTTCCATGCCACCCCCACCACCAATGAACACCTCAATGGGTCAGGGTCCTTCGGCGCCTCAACCTGTCGATGAGGATGACGACCTCTCTGATATTATGTCCGTCTCAGGGGACTCCACTGGGGGGGAGGTCAAGGAGGTGAATGTTGGTACCGGTAAACCCAAGCGAACTCGACGAAAGAAGAAGACAGAAATTAATCTCTAAACTTATATAAATGATAGCGTATTGTCCGCTTGAGGAGCTCGAGCCTCCAGTCCGACAGCAAGAAGTTGTCACTGAAGCGAAGGCCGAACCTGTAAAGGCACAGGTTGGCCGTGAAGAAACTGAATTAAATTACGTCATCATGGCTTTCATTGTTGGCGTAGTTGCACTAGCCATCTCTGATTCCATCAGGGCGTAAATGTTGAATCTACCGCGGGGTACCACCCTCCCTCGTAGTAAATTTAGTATGTGAATGCAACCAATAAATCTGGACCACCAGTCGCACTGTCAAGCGCTGTAGTTGTATTTGTAGCTCGTTTTGTAATTCTAGAAAGTCCACCATTAACAGCGGAGGTGACTTCAACTGATAAATCGTAGGCAAAGTTGCGTCCCGCTTCCGTATGTGTAGGTTGTATGTTAATTCCATGGGTACCAACCGATATAGTGGGACTCCATGGGTACGGATTTGTAGCACCAAATAAGGTTACAGGACCCAGAGTTATATCGTTTATACCCGGGGCGTCCGTGGTACCATCATGTGTTCCACCAGACACATCGAGAATCATCGTACTTGTGTTGCGTTTGTCACTGGTTTCACGTAATACCGCTATGATTTTAGCATAAAATGTATTTGGTCTAAATACAAACTGTATATTTTGCCCACCACCATTCGCAATTACATTCGAATGACTGTACTTCTTTGTTGCAACATGGTCAGAGTTTGTTATGACACCACCATTCACGTGGAGAACAGTATTTGCAACCGCACCATCTAAACCAATTGGGAAACCACCGCCAGAATTAAAGCCGGATCCTCCAAAATTTAGGTTACCACTGATAGATAAATCACCTACGACATCTACATTACTGTTGAGGAAGGTTGTGTTTTGCGAACCAGTTCTCAATGGGTTTATATGTACATTACCAGTGGTATCCGCATAAATGTTTGCACTCCCAGCGGTGGTTGTGAATTCGATAGTTGCGTTACTCGAGGGACTTTGTATACGAGCCATGCCATCATAGACATGAAGTTGTTTCTGTGGGTTGAGTGTACCTATACCAATATTACCCGCATGTGTAATATGGACACCATCCGTTTCTGTACCGTTATCGGTACCACCAATTACGATACCAGAAAGTGAAGTAGCTGAGTCCCTGAAACCCTTCACATAACCACCATAATTCTCAGTGGTGTATAGAAGAATTCCTGACTTTTTAGTGAATGTACCCGAACTCGGGTGAGGACTCTCAAGTTTTAGGAGTGTTTGGTCGGTTGTGTTTGCGTTATAAATATGTACATTGGCATCTATAGTTCCGGTGTTATCTTCGTCGCCACCCACACCTATACCAAGTCTACCAAGTGCATCGAAACGGGCGAACTCAGAATCTTGACTAGAATTAATCTGATGGGCAAACGAAATTGCACGACGTGTACTATTATTCAAGAGAGACCTAATTACGTTAAAAGAAGGTTTTCCAGATGGTTCCTGTGTCACGAACGCAAAACCGGTCAGTGTGAACTCACCACCACCAGAGAACTCGATATCACCGTTTACTAAAAGCTTCGTATTACTACCAACATTATCTGCACTTGCACGCTGTCCACCAATAACTACCATACCACCATTTTTACTAATTATACACATTGGTACATCTGCTGGATTGGCTTCTCCTGCACTGGTTAAAATACTACCGAAAGTACCACTATCGGATGTATAGGTTTGGAACACATGCTCCGCTGCTATATGTCGAATCCTATCGGGACCATCATCAGCTCCTTCACCGTCATTACCTTTGAATATCAAAAGTTCAGTCTTACTCTGGTTGACTTCATAACGTCTTTCTACAAGCCTCGTGTTGCCAAACAGGTCACCAGTGAGACCACTGAATGACAGTTCATTACCTATGACTACATTACCTGCCACATCTAGTGCACCTCGGGGTGCATCCGTACCTATACCGGCATTACCAGTTGAACCAGATATGTATAGACCCACGGTTCCAGCATCCTTGTTGTTGTTTATATTTTGTGTAATTCTAAAATCTGAGTCAGTTCCGGTTACACCGGTAGACCAACCCCTAGGGTTATTCCCTGCGTTCGTTTGAATATAAGAGGTGAATACATTACCTGCGAGTATACGAGTTTTTGCCGCTAAGATAGCATCACCCGAATTTCCATCGAAATTGTGTACCAATACACCATTTGTTAGGGGATTTGCTGCACCTGTCGCATGTATTTCTAAATGAGCGGTTGGGGTTGTAGTGCCTACACCGATACGACCATCACTTCGAATTGATAACACGTCAACTTCCGTTTCGTAATTTGTACTCGCTAAATATAAATCAAGTTGTGAATTAGCTGTACCACTCGAAACCGCTGTGTGTTTACCCATTTTGAATGTTGCTCTCACACCATCACTACTCGCAGTTCCACCTTCTCTACAAAGTTCCAAAACCCTCGTGAAATCTGTCAAATCCGATGAAACCGCGGTTGCATTAGAAACGATGAGTGGAGTTCCAAGATGTTCATATGTTCCATTATTAGTGATTTCGTTATTGATAAAGACTGTACCACCAGACGTGTGCAACCGTCCCTTTGGTGTAGCCGTACCGATACCAACATTACTCGATTCCAAAATGGTCAACTTTGGTGTACCCATTGTAGCAGTTTTACTCGCGTAAATATTGAGACCCTTACCCTCAGCGACGATATTCTCAATCTTGTTCTCTCCCACTAAATACGATGAATACATACGAGCACTTGTTTGACCTGCCGTACCCCACGTATTACCATAAATAAAACCAGTATCCTTGATTGTATGAACATTCCCCTCTACTGTCAATTTCTCATCCGGGAATGTATTTGAAATACCAACATACCCATTAGATTGTATTCGCATTCTCTCGGTGTTTTTAGTACTGAATCGTATATTTTGATGTGTATTTGAGAGACTAGCCCCTATTATTTCAATAGAGCTTACATTAGACGC